GTATGGGCAGTCACCCATATCAGGTACTATGCTAGGTGTAGATTTTGTGTCTACTCACTATGCTCTTTCAGAACAATTGGATTGAGAGGCTTGTGGGTAGTTCCCACAGTCTCTCCTTTTTAATATGATTTTAAAGCAGGTATTTGTAGTGTTAAACCAGCTACAGTAGTGCATTTGACTGGAATGTGTTACAACCACGACTCGTGTCTCGGACACCGTCAGTACAAGACGATAAAACCGTATGCTCCTCGTTTTAGGGTTGTATATGTGAGAGGTCTCCATTTGGAGAAGCACATCCTCAAGATTAGTAATTGTGCCAAATACACTATAATGTGGAGTTAGTCACCACTGTGTGTATTGTAATCGCTACCTTTTTAAAGGACCCAACGGTTTATTACCGGGTAGTATAGCGATTCAGACCTAATATAGGTCAATAGGGTCATTGTGAACCTAGCATTGAACTCAATGAGTCAGTGCTTGATTCTATGTGCTCCTAGTTCTTGATATTGGGACCAAAATCCGAAGGACTTGTACTAGCAGTTAGGTAATAGCGGCTGTGCAGAAACGTTAAGATTTCGGATGAAGGTGTGAAGATCGGAAGGAATATGAGTGTTCCTGTATTTATGTAGTATCCCTGGAGAAGAACGCCCGAAACATGCAAGCAATTATAGTAGGTAACTATAGGAAGTAATTTTGACTTGTTTAAGAAAGAAAACATAGTCAAACCCTACGTGCAACGGTATGGAGTAGCAAGCGAAACACTCACGAACATATACGAATAAATATTGATCTCGGCAATTTGGCAAATTGTCTCCCTACTGGGAATGCCTGTGCGCCAGGAAACTGGATCCCGCTACAGGAGAAGGATTTTAGGAAGAAGTATCTAAGGAACAAAGTAGATTCGTGCGGTTTCTATAACAACCGTACAAACCAAGCCTCTGGTGTAGGCGTACTATTAAACACCCTAGATATCCTCTAGGATAAAGGAGACCCCTTACACTCATTATTAGACCCGCGAGTGTGAGGCAAAGGGTTAGCATGATTTACAATACCGCGGAGGGAAACCGCTCTAATAATCACATGCGCAAGGAAGTTGCCAGCTTCCCAAACGACGATATTTTGTCAGATGATCTTAATGCTAAGCATTATGCCACAAGCAAATATGGATCTCGTGACAAGGATCGCCGGATTAAGGAATTGGGTTATAAACCCAAGACCAATAAAAAGAAGAAGAAGCGTCCCCGTGACAAAAAGTTTGAATGTCATGGGAACTTCTTCCAAGAGGTTGGAGATGATTGCAAGAGAGGCGTCGAAGGACTTACGAATATCGGCGATTTTTGCAAGTATTTACATGACAACCTCAAGGACTTGTCTTTTGACAAGACCCCTGCAGCCGACAATGGTTTGATGTCATTATTATGTCGTGCAGAAGATTTGACAGCACTTGTTGCTGGAGTCTTGAATTCTGCGAATTTTGTCGGTATGATCTCCGTTATTCATCTGTACGTGAGGTCATTGGTTGGTAATAAGTCTGTCGCTTATGAAATAGCAAAGACTTTTACCAATATTATATCTAATGGTGATGTTATGGCCACCCTTCGTAATGGAGTATGGTCTGTTCAGAGCGCTAAAGAGGGCTCTGAAACAACTATATTTGACACCATTCGGACGTCTATTCGCAATTGGTCCGATTGTGTTAAAACTAGTCCATTAGCTCAAAACATTACAAATGCTTTGAGTTTCATGGTCACCGTTGGATTCTTTCCGGAAGCTGCTTCTAAGCATAAAGAAATATTGAAGAGCTTCCAGGTTCGATCGTGGAATGTTCAAAAACACTCCGTCGATTTTATGATGATGATTATTGATACCGTCATCTTCTTTTGTGAGCGATTCTACCTTGCTTTCATGCACAATGATATATCATTTTTGTGGATGCAGAATGAGGAAGCTGAATCACTCGATCAAGAGTTTGCGACTCTTGTTACATTGGAGCCATGTGTTGATCTTGGTCAACAAGAAATATTTGAGAAACATGGCATCAATGGCATCGAAGAATATCATGTCCGGATTGAAAAACTGGTAAAAAGATTCGAAGATGCATTGCGCACTGAATCGCGGAAAATTGGAAAAGCTTCTGATAATCCCATGTTACGTCAGAGTCTACTTGCTAAACTTACTAAAGCTAAGCAATTGTATATCTCTGTACTGACTCGTGTTCAGGGTGCAAATGTGCGTATTGCACCGTATGCCATAACGTTATTTGGCCCATCATCTGTAGGTAAAACACATGTCACAAATCTACTCATGCGCTGTGTTCTGGCAGCTGGGAATTATCCCAACGATTCCAAAAATATTGCGACTTTTAATGAGGAAGACGCGTACGATAGTGCCGCTACCAATGAAACATATGGTGGTATATTGGACGATTTCTGTGCTTCTAAAGCACAGTATATGAAAAGATCTCCAGTGGGGCGGATTATTAGCATGAAAAATAATGCCGCCGCGGCCACTGTACAGGCAGATGTTGCCTTGAAGAATAAGATCTTCTGGAATTCTCTGCGTTGTCTTATTGTTAATACAAATAAGAAAACCCAGATGGCAGAGGTCTTTTCTAATTGTCCTGAGGCAGTATTAAGGAGGTATAATCTCTTTATTACTGTCACATTAAACCCAGATTTCGTGGATCCGGAGACTGGTGGACCTGACGGCGAGAAAATGTCAAAGGCTAAGTGTCCAAACGCGTGGCTCTTTACAGGAGAACGCGTGAAATTGATCCGTAATCCCATTGAGAATGGGGAACTAAAAGATTCTTATGAGTTTGTTACTCTTTTTGAAAACAAGCCCATAACATATCTTTTAACATACTGCAATCGTGATGCTCGAAATTATTTTGCTGTTCAGAAACAATTTGTGAAGAATATGGAATGTTTCGATAGTATCACTCTATGCGAGCATGGTATGCCCGAAGAGGATTGCCCCTTGTGTTTTGAAACGCAGGAGCATACCTATGAGGAGCATGTTGCGTTTAGGGAACGTACTGGTCACGACTGTGCGTATGGTCAAACCGACCATCACCGTACTGTTGGTATAAATGGTGGTTGTTGGGGTGGAGAGTGTGCTCTATTCAAAGATGGCTGGGGCACACAAATGGACTGGGTCCCATATGGACTCGGTGAGCAATTCGCGTTTGACGCGAGTTACTTGGATGGAGCTGCCACTTTTGGAGAGCTTCACAATCTTCATAATATTGATATCGGTTTTAAAGCCACTGCAGCTGAGATTTGCGCTGAATCTAAAGGCAAACTGAGTGCGTGGTATAAAAACATGTGTCAATCTAGATTGGTATCGTTTCTGGATGAACATCGATCAGCCTTAATGGCTGGTGCAATTGGGATTGCTGGAATCGTTGGCGCTATGTATCTTTTCAAGAATTTATCGAAAACGTACAATGCCATGAATCTCGTCACCCAACAGAATAATGACGATACCCCTCCAATACAAAAGGAGGATGGAGATGGGACGGCTGTCCCAACAATGAAGACGACTGATAAGAATGGTGTGTGGAAGAAATTTAATCCACCCCATATTGTCAAGACGTCTGCAAACAAAACTACCACGGTGAAGGATATGTGTGACAAGGTGAGTAAGCTTCAGTCATTTGTATCAGTGGAGTATGTTGGAGAGGTTGCTAAAGCTAAGTCTTTCAGTAACATCTTCCCATTGAAGTCAAACATATGGCTTGTGAATTCTCACATGCTTTCTAGTAATGACCCGATGATTTTCACCGTGCGTCAACACTCAGTAGATGAGGTTGGTAATGGTAGGAATTTTGTTTGTAATGTTGATGATTCGTGTTTTGAGCGAATCAAAGGCACAGACTTTGCTGTCGTACGCCTCCAGAGTGGAGGTGATGTGCCAAATATGCTTAAACATTTTATGGAAAATGAAAGCATTAATATGACAGCTCCCCTTTATGCACACACGTTTTATCGTGATGATAAAGGAGTGGTAACACAACATCATGTCACATATGCTAAAAATGTAGACATTGATTTTGTGGGCGATACTGCCGATGGATCGCAACGCGTACAGTATCCTGGACTTATGTATGATTACAAGGAACCTACGAAACGAGGTCTCTGTATGATGACGCATGTCCTCGATCAGCGTGTACCTACACTCGGTATGTTTCACTGCGCTGGGAAAACTGGTGAAACATGTTCTATTGCGGGTATTGTCTCCCAACATCAGATTGAGGAGGCAATTACTGCACTTACAATGAAAGGGATGGTTATGCACTCTCATTCTTCAGGCGAGTTTATGCCAGATAAATATGGATACACCTATGAATTGAATGTGCATCCTCGCGACTCTCACTGTGTCAATTTTATGACAGCTGATGAGGAAGGTCGTGAACCATCGTTTGAGTATATGGGGTGCCATACTACTGATACTGGTCGTTTTAAATCAAACATTAAGAAAACGAAGATTTCAGATGACGTTGAAGATATCATGGGTATCCCTAAGGTGCATGGCCCGCCTAGTAAGAAACATATCTGGAAGCACTACCAAAGAGATATGGCTCTTATTTCTCAACCACGAACTGATTTTTCGCCAAAAGTTCTTGATTTGTGTGTCAAAGATTATTTAGACAAGCTTAAAGAACATTTAGCGGCAAATCCCGGTTGGTTGGATGATGTCAAACCCCTCCCGTGGGAATATTGTATTAATGGATACGATGGTATAGCTGCGTATAATGCCATTGATAAAACGACATCAATGGGTCCCCCGATAAATAAACCTAAAAGGGACTTTTTAGGTCCAATCAAGGAGGTTTATCCTGGGATTTCTGAGGCTTTCGATTTCTATGACCCTCAGTTTAGGGCTGAGGTAGATAGAATGGAGGAAGTCTTAAAAAGTGGTGAGCGTGTGAATACTCATTTCCGCGCTTGCCTTAAGGATGAGGCTGTTAAATACGGAAAGGATAAAATTCGTGTTTTTAACAGCGGTGAGGTCGCGTACCTACTACTTTGTCGTAAGTACTTATTGCCTATAATTCGGCTGATACATGACGATCCGACTGTTTTCGAGATGGCTCTCGGAGTTAACTCACACTCGAAAGAGTGGGGGAAACTTCGTGAATATCTCGCTCAGTTTGATTTAGATCGTATTTTTGCTGGTGATTATAAGGCATTCGATAAGATCGTGAGTGCTGAATTGAGTGGTCGATCAGCCTATATTTTAGAGGTGTTGTGTCGACTTGCTGGATATTCAGATTGGCAGGTTGTGGTAGTACGCGGATTGACTACAGAAGTGGTTTACCCAGTTTATGATTTTGTGGGCTTATTCTTTAAAGCCTTGGGTTCAAATCCTTCGGGTCATCCCTTAACCACTATTATCAACGGACTTAATAACTCTTTGTATGTGCGTTATGCATTTTACATGAGGAAGATTAAGAACGGGTGGAAAGTGACGGAAATTCCCTTATTCCACACACGTTCGAAATTGTTAACGTTCGGAGATGATAATATTGGTTCAGTATCACGGAAAGAGAAGGAGTTCGACCATACTGTGATTTCTGAAGAACTTGGTAAATGTGGGGTCACATATACCATGGCTGATAAGATTAGCGAATCTGTCCCATTCGTACCTCTTGATAAAGCAGAATTTTTGAAAAGAGGTTGGTATTGGAATGAAGATTTGCAGGATTATACGGCCAACTTGAGTATTGAGTCTATTGCGAAGAGTCTTCACAATTTTATGTATAACAAGAAAAGTGATGTTAGTGAAGACGAGATTTGCGCCAATGCTCTCCGTGCTGCTCACATCGAATTTTTCTATCACGGACGTGAAGTATTCGATTTACGCAGTGCTCAAATCGAACAACTCATCGAAAAACATGAGTTGCGCGATTATATCGGAATGCTTCCGACTTATCAAGAGTATTGTGATAAGTTTAATGGAATTGATTCCGCAAATAAAATTGCCATCGATTTGGATGGTGTCATGTTACAATAAGTTACCGGAATGTGCTAGGTGTTGTGACATGTTTGCATTTATACACATTTATATTTGCATTATATATATACATATACATACATATTGCATGGGATTTGAGTTGGTCCATGCTCTTAAATAGACTTTGTGTAAATAATAGGAGCGGTAGTTCAGGCTCGAAGTCAATACTGAACGATTCAGAGCTAGCTCGGCTATATGAGTTAGGGGACGAGAGTGCCCCCGTCTCTTTTGAGATGAATAATTTTGAGACCCAGATGGATATATCTGAGGTCACACAGGAGAAACAAAATGTAGCATTTGAGGATAATGCACTGGGAGAAGATAATGTAATTTCCAGTGAGCCCGATCCTTCATACTTGAGCGTTCCTAACCCGAACGCCTTGTTAGGCGAATTTTTGTCTCGTCCAGTGAAGATTAAGCAAATTGCATGGAGTCCGTCTACTACTTTATTTGAGACGTTTAATCCATGGGATCTATTCTTCACAAATGTACGCATAATAAATAAGATTGCTGGTTTTTCACTTGTTAGATCGAAGTTACGAGTGAAATTCACAATTAATGGCAATCCATTTTATTATGGCAGAGTTATTGCGACTTACTCACCACTGCCCTCAGCGGATAAACTATATGAGAATCGCTCTTTCGCAGATGAGGATTTGGTGCGTATTTCGCAATTACCCCACGTGTTTCTTAACCCAACGGATTGTTCTGCTGGCGAGTTTGAGTTACCCTTCTTTTGGTATAACTCGTACTTGTCTATAGTTAATGAAGATTGGAATAGATTAGGAACGATCAACCTTCGTTCTTTGGGTACACTTGAACATGCTAATGGTGGTTTAGACCCCATCAATGTGAGTGTATTCGCATGGGCAGAAGATGTTGAACTGTCCATGCCCACTCAAGACAATCCAGGATCCATAGGTCCTCAATCAGGAAAAGGACCTATATCTAAGGCTGCGAGTAGCATGGCTAGTATAGCAGGAAAGATGAAAGATATTCCAGTTATCGGTTCATATGCAACTGCTGGTGAGACTATCGGAAACGCGGTCTCAGATATAGCCAGCGCACTGGGGTATTGTCGACCATTGCAGTCAGACATACCGCATTACCGACCAGCCTATACAGGATCTGTAGCAAACACGAATTCCCCTGATTCAAGTATCCCCTTATCAGTCGATTTTAACCAACAGGTTACAATTGACCCTTGTACTACGGGACTTGGATCGGAAGATGAAATGGCACTGTCGAATATATGGTCTAAAGAATCATATATGTGCACATTTCCTTTTAACCCTGATGACACGAGTGAAACACGATTGTTTTGTACTGTAGTTGATCCTGGAATTCAACGTTCAAGGACGACTGGAGATGGGACAACTGCACGAGAGATGCATAAAACCTCTTGTGCTTTTGCCACACTTCCTTTTCGCTCGTGGAGAGGGTCTATGAAGTTTCGTTTTCAGGTGATTAGTTCGGCTTATCATCGTGGAAGGATTAAGGTGGTGTTTGATCCATCTTTCTCCCAGACTACTGCTGAATATAACACTACATATACGCGGATAATCGATATTAGCGAAGAAACTGACTTTACTGTCACAATTGGTTGGGCTCAAGCCCAACAATATCGACGAATTCTCCATAATCAGTTTGATTCGGATTACTTTCGAACAGATGGGTCTAAAACTCCGTTTGGACCTACATTAGACTATGGAAATGGGGAACTTTCCGTGTATGTTGTCAATTCATTGACGACGCCCAATGACACAGTCTCTCAAAATGTGAGAGTGGCTGTATATGTGTCATGTGGTGATGATTTTGAAGTGATGAATCCTCTTAATAATAATGTGAGGTACATGACTCCAATATCAGATTACGAAACTCAAGCAGGTAAGGATTTACCAGAACACGACAATTCCCAGGTTCTCGTACCAATTTCAGATGCGGGAAACGTCGGATCTATATGCAAAGGAGAGCAGTATCTTAGTATAAGAAATTTAATTAAGCGATACTCGTTCGGAAATTATCTGAGCGGTATTGGTAATTCAGATACTGAAAATCGTTTCGTATACACAGCACCTGCCTTTCCAATGCATTATGGCCGAACTCAGTTTGGACCTTTTGATAATGCACGAATTAGTACGTATGGAAAGAATTTCGGTGCTATCACGACGTTACTGGGTTATTACTCTGTAGCTTTTGCTGGTATGCGTGGTTCTGTAAGAATCAAGGTGGCATCTTTTGGCCAGAACGGAGCAGAAACTGAGAAGATGACGTGCATTACAAGTCGTAATGTCAGTACAACTACTGCTAGCTATTTGAGCTACGAAATGCCAGCTACACCAGTCTCAGCCAGATCTAATTATATGGCGGAAAACATAATATGTGGAATAGACGGGATGACTTTTACACCCGGTAAATTCCAGAATGTCAATGAAGTTCAGATCCCATATTATAGTGAACTGAGATTTTTGTCACCACGTATCCTTAACTGGTATACAGCAAACAACACCACCGATTTGTCCTTCGCGGGGGTGTATCCTGCTTTCCAACATGAAACTTTCATGATGGCAGGACAGGCTGATTCAGCCAATTCGGATAGGTATACCCTGATTGCCTATGCCGCAGGAGATGATTTTGCACTCTTCTTCTATCAAGGACCACCCGTATTGTACGAATATACGGATGCCTACACTTCGGTGTAGTGGACTG